GAGCTCGGCGACGTGGACCCGGTGGATTTCGTCAAGGCGCAGAACAAGGAGCGCCGCCACCTGTCCGCCGGCGCCTGGGCGCTCATCGAAACGGAACTGTGGCAGTGGCGTGCCGTGGGCAAGCCCGCCTCCGCAAATTCCGCATCTGATGCGGAGAATAGCCTCGCAATCTCCGCACGAGATGCGGCGGATAGCTTGGCTAATTCCGCCCCGGGGGCGGAGTATCACGATCCGAAAGCTAATTCCGTCCCGGGGGCGGAATTAGCCTCGAAGACTTCGACTGAAATGGCGGCTTCTGCCGGCGTAGGCGTACGAACAATCGAACGCGCGAAGAAGGTCGGC